CTTTAGCTTCACTTCCTGGGCATGCGCCACGACTGTTCTGTATTCACAGCCCGACAATCCCGCGCTAACCACCGCCATTCAATTGATCGTGAACAATTGCCATGAGCGCTTTTATGGCATCACGCCATTGTGCCCTACTGGCCCCACGCTGCTTGGTCAGGCACTGGCAATGAACGGTCCTGCTTCGGACTTCGTTTATGGTGACTATCTAGAGCTAACTCCTACGCATGAGCAGAAGAATAGGGCTTTCATCCTGCCCGATGGAACTATTATGGCTTGGTCCAAGCCTTCTGGCGGTGGTGATCTTACTGGCGTTGGCGCTAAAGGCGTAAACAATTACAACGAACTTTGGGCCAAGCGAGATGTCTATGCAAGCTGAAGATTGGCACATCTATGTGATGTGTCATGGCGATAACGAGCCTCGTTATTCATCCTCCGCTTCTCTCCATCGCATGAAATTAGGGGCAGAAAGTCTTCCTCAAGGAGAACTGCTGCAACTTTCTTATGCGGGCTGGACCCTAGACAATCTGGGCGAGCATAATATTTCCTCCTACAACAAGTGGTGGTCCGAACTGACTGGCATTCACTGGCTCGTCAACAATGCCACGGAAGAGTTCATCGGCAATGCTCAGTACAGGAGACAATGGGCAGACGAGGGACTGGCTCCTTCTTCTCCCTCAGTGCTGTACATTCCCGAGCCTGAACATTTTGGCTTTTCCATTGCCAAGCAGTACAGAGAAGGGCACGCAGGCATGGACGGCATCGAACAGGCGCTATTGATTGCGGATCGCGGACAAATGCCAATCACGAAAGAAGAACTAGAGCTTGCGCTTGATCAGAATATTTTCTTTGGTCATATCATGGCGCGAGGAGCCCATGTAAATTATTGCGAAGTCATGCAAACTTTGCTGGATTGCATGTGGCCAATCTGGGGCAATTGCCAAGAAAAAATTAAACAAATTGAAGGCTACAATTGTCGATACATTTCGTTCCTAGCGGAACGCATCATGACAGCATTGATCTTGCGTCGTGAAAAGGTGTGGCCAGGGCTTAGCATTGAAACAGCTCCAATCAATTTCTTCCCATAGAAAATGACTAACAAAGAAAAGCAGGCCAAAGTGGCCAAGGTGATGCGCGAATTTAAGAGTGGCAAACTGAAAAGCAGCAGCGGCGAAGCTGTGAAGAATCCCCAGCAAGCACTGGCAATTGCCCTCTCCGAAGCTGGACTTTCGCGCAAGCCCAAGAAGGACATGGGGGATGAATACTATCTGGCCTTCATGAAAGAGCTTGCTGGCGAAGAGGAAGAAGAGGCAGAAATGGAAGACGAAGAGTGCGACACCATGGACGAAACTGCCGGTGAAGCTCGTTGCAAGGGTTATTTGTCAGCCTTGCGAAAAAGCCGCGCAAAAAAGCGCTGAGGGGCGACACTGAATCGTTTGCCCCTCCATCGCCTGTTCGTTCAGCAGCGCGTCGCGGCTTGGAGCTGCGCAAGAAGCATGGCAAAGGCGGCCTGACCACTCAGGAAGCCGGCAAGCAAGGCATTGGTAGTGGCGTTGCTAGAGCGACAAGCTTGGCCAATGGGGAGAAGGTGAGCTACGAAACCATTAAGCGCATGGCAGCGTTCTTTTCAAGGCATGAAAAGAATAAAGCTGGAGGAGAAGGTGATGCTGGATTTCACGCATGGCTCTTATGGGGAGGTGACGCTGGTAGGGCGTGGGCCAATCGGATTATTAAGATGGTGGAAAGCCGCAAGGAACAATCGTGAGCGAATACGTCCGCGTCATTGAAGAAGAAGAAGACGGCATTGGCATCATGAAGGCTCTGTGCATTCTTTCCGCGCATGAGCATCGTGACACTTCCAACTGGCGGCTAGTCGAAGAGCAGCACTTCAAGAATGGGCGTCTTGATGAAACCCACATCTTTGTGCGCAATGCTTATGACAAGCCCCATGAATATTTTGAACCAGTCAAAATGCTGGTCTTCGAGGCCGAGGCTATTGCAAAAAGTTATGTGATGACCGGCATCGAACAACAAATCGAAGGGCTTCAGGACGACGATGACGAGGAAGATTGAGCCGCGTTGACAACAAAATTTGGCATGCCCAATAGCCAAAGCACTGACAGCCCATAAAGCCCGCTAAGAGTGGCAATTTGCACTGCGGAGGGTTCGCTTTCTCCGCGTTCTATGCGGCAATATGTCGATTGTCCTATGTGCAATTGCCGGGCAACATATCGCTGAGACAGCCCGCTTTGCTCTCGCGCATCTTTCAACCGTGACGCTATCAACAGGCGCCTTTGGGGATGTGGCAATTTTGCCGCACTAACTTTACTGGCGTGAATTTTCATGGCAAAGGCAGCTTGCAAATGGTCCACCCTTTGGAGTGCCTTCTTTTTCCGGACAACACTTTCATTAAATTTCTGCGATCTAAATCGTAATTTGCGCAAGTTTCCCGAAGATTGCGGGTAACAATTATGGCCCCACTTGGGCTTGTTAACTTGAAGTAGAACCCTTTGCTGCCCATGGAATGCGCTTGTCTAATTTTATAATTTCTCAAGAATTTTTGTTGAGGAGTAAGAAATTGGTAGTAATCCAAAGGGCATGTAAATCCAGTACTTGTTTGGCGGCTGCGATTTGCAAAATGCGGATTGCGATCTACTTGGTAAAAATTGTGCAGCAAAATCTCTGCGTGCAATGCTTTTTCTGCTGTATCAAATATTGCGATTACAATTTTTTCTGTCGGGCGAAAACTTTTGTCGCTAAAACTGCCCATATAGGCATCTGTCTCCGGTGGCGTTCTGGAGCTTCGCTTCCCTATGTACCCTCTTCCCCATGGTTCGTAAGAATAGTAAACGTAATGCCAGCGCTCCTGCATTTTTGATTCGCATGTGAATCGCTTGTTGCATCATAGCTGCTTTTTGCTTGTAGTATGTATTTATGGATTCACGCCCATGCTTTCGCTACGACGTATCCCAAATTAGTGATTACCAAATCACCGAAGAGGGCTACTTGAAGGTTCGTGCTCGCATTGCGCGTACGGGCATCCAGTCGTACACGGATGCAAGTGGTGGTATCCGCTTGGAATACAGGCCCGAGCAAGAGGTTGCCTCGAAAGAGGCTCTCGATAGCTTTAGGGAAAAATGTGTGACGAAAGAGCATCCTCCCGTGTTGCTTGATGCGTCAAACACTAAGGACTATGCAATTGGCTTTACCAGTGCAGATGTCTCGTATTCCGATGGCTTCGTTGAGTCCACGCTGACCGTCACCGATAAGGAGACGGTTGAAGAGATTATGCGCGGCAATGTTCGCGAAGTGTCTTGTGGATACAAGGTCGATTATGTTGACGAGCCAGGCACTACGCCTGATGGTCAGCATTACGACGGTTACCAAAGAAACATCCGAGGTAACCATGTTGCCATTGTCAAAAGAGCCAGGGGCGGCCCTAATGTTCGCCTCATGCTCGATTCAGCGGATGCCGCTGTGACCGAACTTATCAACTCTCACTTAGGAGAAGTTATGTCCGCAAACATCGTGTTTGACGGCGTTTCCTTTGAGGCTGATTCTGCCCTTGCAGCCGCTGTGTCGGCTGAGCGTGAAGACGCGAAGGCAAGTTATGCCGATATGAAACGCAAATATGATGAAATGATGTCCAACGCTTCCAAAATGAAGGAAGAGATGGATGCCATGAAGAAAGAGATGCAAGGCAAGTGCGACGCTGCCGAAGGTCGCGCTGATGCCCTCGAGCAAGAGCTGGAAGCCGCTAAGGCCGATCTGACTGTTGCTGGTCAAGTGAATATTGATTCGCTTGTTGAAGAGCGCGTTGCCCTCATTGACAAAGCTCGCACCAATCTGGATAGTGAGTTTGATTTTGCCGGCAAGAGCGCCCGTGAGATCATGGAAGCCTCGATCAAAGCTGTTCGTGGCGACGCTGATCTGTCGGAGCGTTCCGACGATTACGTTCAAGCAATGTTCGACACGCTGGCTGAAGCTGCTCCTCGCAGCGACTCCGCCTCGACCGACGAACTGCGCAAAGCTGTGGCATCCATTGCCACCCCTGTTTCTGCTCCTGCGTCCTACATGGACAATCTGCAGAACGCTTGGAAAAACCCCCTCTCCGTTACTAAGGAGCGCTGATTATGGCCGTCGTTTTTTCTTCGGTGAGTTCCGGGACGGCAGGTGGCGTGCAGCAAAGCTATGCGCTTGAGCTGACCGCACTGCTGGAAGGTCAACTTTCCGACATCCGTGACAACACTATTGGCACCTACATCAACGAAACCAACGCCGTCCTGGCCTTCGGTAATGTTGTGGTGTACAACTCTGGCGGCACTGTCGCCAACTCCGCTAAGACCATTGGCGGCACTGGCGAAACCGTCGTGGGCGTGAACGTGCTCACCTACGTTGACGAAACTGCTCAAGATTCCAACAGCCGCCCCGGCGTGAAGGATGAGCAAGTGCTCAACGTGGCCAACGAAGGCGCCGTCGCCCTGTATGTTCATGGCGCTTGCACTCCGGCGACTGCCGTGCGCGTCATCCACACTGCTACTGGCGTCAAGTATGCCGGTCAGCTCACTGGCGATGCTATTGCCGGCAAGAGCGCGATTCTGTCGAATGCCCGTTATCTCACATCCGTCACCGGCTCTGGCCTGGCGATCGTTGAGCTGAACGGTCCTTCGTTCACCCTCACCGCTGACACCTGATAGGAGGCCCTCCAATGTCTGATTTCCGTATGGATGAAGCGGGTCTGTTTCTCGAGCGTCAGCTTGAGTACATCCGCCCTCAAGTTTTTGAAGTCGCTTATGCCGACATCAAATACCCCACCATTCTGCCTGTTACTAGCGAAGCTGGTCCTGGCGCTCAAACCTTCACCTATCGCGTGATGGACGCGACTGGCGAATTCAAGCTCATCGCTGACGCTGCTGACGATCTGCCCCGCGCCGACATCAGCCAAGTCGAGAAGAGTATCAACATTCGCTCGTTTGGTGGTTCTTTCGGCTACACCGTTCAAGAGCTGCGGGCCGCTCAAATGGCCAACATCGCTCTCGAGCAGCGTCGCGCTTCTGCCGTTCGTCGTGCTTACGAAGAGAAAGTGGAAGAAGTGGCCATGTTTGGCGAATCTTCCGTTGGCCTGCAAGGCTTCTTCAACAACGCCACTGTTGACGTTGTTGCTGCTGACAAGTGGTTCACCGATAGCGGCACCACTGCTCAAGAAATGCTGGACCTGCTGAACTATGGCGTTACTGCCATCATCAACGGTTCCAACATGAAGGAGCAGCCCGATACCATCCTCATGGCTTGGGAAGATTACAACACCATCTCCACTCGTCGCAATTCCGATTCTTCGGACGTGACCGTGATGGAATACTTCCTGCGCACCAACCCCTACATCCGCAATATCGAGCCCATCAACCAGCTCGACGCGGACAAGAGCACCCTGTCGAAGAACCGCATGGTGTTCTACAAGCGCGATCCGCAGAAAGTGCAACTGCACATTCCGCAACCGCTTGAGCTGTTCCCGCCTCAGCAGCGTGGTCTGGAGTTTGTGGTGCCTGCTCACGCTCGCGTGGGTGGTGTGGCCATCTACTTCCCCAAGAGCGTCATCTACGTTCAAAACAACTGAGGATGAGGAGGTTTAGGGCGTTAGGCTTGGCGGCAGTTCCTAGTTGAACCAATGCTTATTGCTTATCGCCCTGAACTGGAAAATCCGCCGCGTGAAGGGGGCTTTGGCGTGATCACCAATGCCGGGATTATTCAGCTCACTCCTGGCGTCAATGCAGACGTGCCTGAGTCCAAATGGGCAGAGGCTCGTCAAAACCGACAAGTGAAGCGCCTGATGGCCATTGGTGCCATTGAAGAGATGAAGGACATGCCTACTGTGCAAGACATTCCGCAAAGCGTGGAAACCCTGTCTCAGCTTGCGCAGCGCGATGCTCTCAGCATGATCGAGATTATGCACGACGAAGAGCAACTTCTTGACTGGAAGAAGATCGAAGGCCGCATCCGCATCCGCAACGCCATCGCCCGCCGCATCGAAGCCATTAAAACAGGGAAGGCATAACCATGGCCGTCACTGCATCTGGCTTTTTGGAGCGGTTTCCTGAGTTTGAACCCCATCCATCGGGGATCGTTAATGGAGCCATTACTGAAGCATCGGCGGATGTAAGCGAGGACATTTTTGGCAGTCAAACCGACCGCGCCATCAAGCACCTTGCGGCTCACATTATTGCCATTCAACTTGCGCAAATGGGCATCCAAATTGGTGCCACT